CTGTTAGGGCTGATGAAATGCGTGGGCGGTATCTTGTTAGCCCGACATTGATCTAGCACGCTGACCGTTGATTTTTCATACGCTATAGCTCCCGACGCGTACGCAGTAATTACTGGAAGTATCTCGGCCACCTGACTAGCAGTAGCAGTAGGGGTATATTCTTTTGTGTCGATCATAATGTGTAACCTTATAGAGTGCGCGATCTTGTATCGGTGATCACGTTGACCGATCAAAGTATTGTTTCGCTTTGATGGTTCCATAATAACAAGTTTACGTACGTTTGCAATAGATCTACTAGTAACTGATTAGGTAATTACCTAATAGCCTATTCTACCAGCGACAACCACAAAACAGCATACCTCGCACCACACCCGCCCCCCACCACCCGCCTGCTATATAGAAATACTTTACGCTGTATATATTACTAATCTACACAAATAATTCGTTATTTTCTGAGTTTGAGACCCCCACCCCCCTCTTGAGGCCGTACCCCCCACCTGTTTTTTAAAAACCTGTTGTAAAAATTTTTTTTTTAGGTACGCTGGGTTCCCCATGAATACTCTTAAATCTAGTACTTGCACGGGAAGGATAGGCGAATTCTTCGCTATGTACACGTTGGAGAAGCATGGCATAGAGTGCCACCATGTAGATCGTTCCGGCGTAGACCTGTGGTGCCAGTCACACGACGGCACTATGTTTACCCTACAGGTAAAGTCTGCCTACGAGCTTGAATTGGGTAGGAAGAAAGGTATTCGCCGTAGGTATTCCTTTAACCTACGTACGTCAAAGGTAGCAGATTTTTATATGTTTGTTGCGTTAGAGAAGGAGAGGGTAATTGTAAAGACGCTGGATGAGTTGGGGAATAGAATTGGCTCGCAAATATCCCCCCGCACGTTCACTGAAGAAAAAATGGCGGAGGGTCTGCATAGGCTCAAGACATTTAGAATGGAAGACCGTCTTCAACTGCAATAACAAGAAGTCCTACGATTGTGATGATACACGCAGAAACAATAAATAAAGTAAAACTAAACACAAAATAACCTCGAAGTAAGTAGGGGGTAAAAGAGGCGCTATTATAGTAAGTATCGCCTATGATCGGAAATGCATAATATTCATGGAGGTCATACCATAAATGGTATGCTTGTTTCTAGATAACAAGTATGTTACAAAGGCGCTCCGGTTTAACAACCTGCGATTACAATATGACTATTAAACTCGAACCTGAAACTGGGGTTCCGCTATTTGATGACGATCCTACGGTGGACTTGAATGTCCGCGTGCAAGCAGCTAAAACAACGGCCTTAGAGCTAGCAGAACACGGGTTAGAACTTAAACCCAATAAAGAAGACGAAGACGTGGCAGCTAAACTTGCCATAGCGTATGCCGACGACCCTGAAAAGACGTCTAAGAAAGCAACAAACAAACGTATGGCTAACCTGACCCCAGCCTCACTGGTGCTTACAGGCAACATACTCACGGAATTTGGTGCCTCTGTAGTGGAGTCAGCCGTTTCTGTGCGTCACTTAGTAACCAATAAGCTAATCCTAGAGACCGAGAACCCCGATCCACGCGTACGTATTCGAGCGTTGGAGTTACTGGGTAAGATTTCGGACGTAGGACTGTTCGCAGAGAAGTCTGAAGTTACTGTTACACATCAGTCAACAGATGATTTGAAGGCTAAACTGCGTAGGAAGCTAGAAAAACTAGTAAATCCGGCGGAAGAGGTCGTTCTAGACGGCGAAATCATTGACCTAGACGCGGAATTGGGGGTAAGTAAGGATGCCTAGCACGTCTGAGGACTTTACTCAAGCAGAAATCCGGCATATGCTGGACAATATTGATGAGTTTACGCCCGACGAAGCGGCAGAAATAGAAAGACTTGTAGATGAGCTATCTTCTAGAAAACAGAACCAGCTATCCTATGACGATTTGATCGCGTTCTGCAAAGCTATGATGCCTGACTTCATTGTGGGCAAGCACCACCGCATTTTGGCTAACCTACTCATGGAAATTGAGAGTGGGGTAAAGGATAGAGCCTGCGTAAACATCCCTCCGCGCCACGGTAAGTCACAATTAGTGTCTATTTTCTTCCCCGCGTGGTATTTGGGGCGTAATCCTACCAAGAAAGTAATGATGGTGTCGCACACAACCGACTTAGCGGTAGATTTTGGCCGTAAAGTACGTAATTTGATCTCTACACCCGAATATCAGGCCATATTCCCCACTGTAAAGCTAGCCAGTGACTCCAAATCAGCGGGTCGTTGGAATACTAGTGTAGGTGGAGAGTACTACGCATGTGGTGTTGGTTCAGCACTGGCGGGCCGTGGTGCTCACTTATTGTTGGTGGATGATCCCCATTCAGAGCAAGACGTGATTAATGGTAACTTTGTTGTCTTTGAGAAGGCATATGAGTGGTTCACGTTCGGTGCTCGTACGCGCCTAATGCCGGGGGGTAGTGTAGCTATTATCCAGACTAGATGGCACATGGACGACCTAACAGGGCGTGTTGTTAAGGACATGGCCCAGAACGAGCGCTCTGACCAGTATGAGGTCATAGAGTTCCCCGCTATATTAGATGTAGATGACCCAGACACAGGCAAGCCCATACAGAAGCCCCTGTGGCCTGAGTTCTTTGACCTTGAGGCCCTGTTACGTACCAAGGCATCCATGCCTACGTTCCAGTGGAACGCTCAGTACCAGCAGCAGCCCACTGCTGAAGAAGCCGCGCTAGTTAAAAGAGAGTGGTGGAACGAGTGGGAGAAGGAACGGCCTCCGTCTTGCGAGTACATAATCATGTCGCTAGACTCCGCAGCCGAGAAACACAATCGTGCCGACTATACTGCACTTACTACGTGGGGAGTCTTCCTTAATGAGGAGACTTCAGCGTATAATATAATCTTGCTTAATAGTATAAAAGAGCGTATGGAGTTCCATGAGCTTAAAGAGTTAGCTATGCAGCAATATACAGACTGGGAACCAGACGCTTTCATAGTAGAGAAAAAGAGTTCTGGTGTAGCTTTGTACCAAGAAATGCGCCGTATGGGGCTGCTTGTACAAGAATATACTCCTCATAGGGGTTCTGGTGATAAGCTAGCACGTCTAAACTCTGTATCCGATATTGTACAGTCAGGTCTATGTTGGGTTCCCCAGACTAGATGGGCAGAAGAAGTAGTAGAAGAGATCGCGGGGTTTCCCTTTATGAGCCACGACGATCTAGTGGATTCGACAGTTATGGCACTTATGCGGTTCAGGCAAGGCGGCTTTATACGTTTACCTACTGATGAGCCAGAAGAAATTAAATATTTTAAACATCGCGGTAGCGGGTTTTATTAAGAGGTTAGATCATGGCAATTGAGAAAGGTTTGTATGCTGCCCCCGAAGGCATCGAAAGCGAAGAGATGGAAGAAGGGTTAGAAGGCGAGATGATGGAAGAAGGACTGGAGATAGAGATAGTCGATCCTGAAATGGTCACTCTATCTGACGGTAGCATGGAGATCACTATAATTCCGGGGCTTGAAGAAAGCGAGATGGAATTTGACGCTAACCTAGTAAATTTTTTAGATGAAGGACTTCTAAATGAGCTAGTGAGTGACTTAATAGGGTTAGTTGATTCTGACGTAGAGAGCCGTAAAGACTGGGCAGATACTTACGTTAAAGGGCTAGACATCCTAGGATTTAAGCATGAGGAGCGTACTACTCCTTGGCAAGGCGCGTGTGGCGTGAACTCTACTGTTTTAGCCGAAGCAGCCATTCGGTTCCAAGCAGAGACCATGAGCGAGACTTTTCCTGCCGCTGGCCCTGTAAGAGTTAAGATTCTCGGAGAGGAGACAAAAGAAAAATTAGAAGCCTCTGAACGCGTAAAAGCGGACATGAACTACGAGCTTACAGAGAACATGGTTGAGTATCGTCCAGAGCATGAGCGTATGCTATATAGCCTAGGACTTGCAGGATCGGCGTTTAAGAAGGTTTACTTCGACCCTAATATGGGTAGACAAGTAGCTATCTATATCCCCGCAGAAGACGTTATTGTGCCTTATGGCGCATCTAACATAGAGTCAGCGGAGCGCGTATGTCACGTCATGCGCAAGACCAAAAATGATGTAATGAAGCTACAAGTAAGCGGTTTTTATTCTGGGGTTGAGTTGGGAGACCCCGAACCGTTCCACACAGACATTGAGAAACGTAAGGCCGAAGAAGGTGGGTATGACATCACCGACGACGAGCGATACACTATATATGAAATTCATGCCGATTTAATAATCGAAGGTTTGGATGACGAAGATGGGATAGCAAAACCTTACATAGTAACCATAGAGCGTGGGACAGAAGAAGTACTAGCTATTCGCCGTAACTGGAACGAGGAAGACGACTTAACATTAAAGCGTCAACATTTCGTACACTACGTATATGTGCCCGGATTTGGCTTCTACGGCCTTGGACTGATACATATAATAGGGGGGTACGCTAAAGCCGGAACGTCTATTATACGGCAATTGGTGGACGCTGGTACGCTATCTAACCTTCCGGGGGGTCTAAAATCTCGTGGGCTACGCATTAAAGGCGATGATACTCCTATAGAGCCGGGCGAGTTTAAAGACGTAGATGTACCATCCGGTAGCATCCGCGAAAACATTATGCCCCTTCCTTATAAGGAGCCGAGTCAAACTCTGCTAGCTTTGCTCAACCAGATTACTACGGAAGGCCGTCGCCTAGGCGCTATTGCTGATATGGACATATCCGACATGTCCGCTAACGCCCCAGTAGGTACTACATTGGCGTTACTAGAGCGAACACTAAAGCCTATGGCTGCGGTAATGGCGAGAGTCCATTACGCTATGAAGTTAGAGTTTAAGATGCTCAAGGCTATCATGGCGGAAGAAGCCTCTGAAGAGTACGATTACCAGCCTAACAGAGGAGAGGTATCAGCACGTAAATCTGACTACTCTATGGTTGATGTAGTTCCCGTAAGTGATCCTAATAGTTCTACAATGGCGCAACGGGTAGTACAGTATCAAGCAGTGTTACAGATGTCGCAACAGGCACCTCAAATATACAACCTACCTCAGTTACACCGTCAGATGATTGAAGTGTTAGGAGTTAAGAACGCCGACAAGTTAGTGCCCACAGAAGATGACGTAAAGCCTACCGATCCCGTAAGTGAGAACATGAACGCCTTAACTGGCACCCCCATAAAAGCGTTTATAACTCAAGATCACGAAGCCCATATGCAAGCACACCAATCGTTCATGCAAGACCCCCTGATTGCGCAGACTATTGGACAGAACCCTCAAGCTAAAAGAATAATGTCGGCGCTACAAGCGCATATTGCGGAACATCTAGGATTTAGGTATCGCGCCCAGATGGAAGAAAAACTTGGCGCACCGCTACCCCCACCCAATCAAGAACTTACCGCAGAGACAGAAGTGCAGCTAGCACGACTTATAGCGGAAGGTGGTAAGCAACTTACAGCCCAGCATCAGCAAGAAGCGGCACAAAAAGAAGCGCAGAAGAAACAGCAAGACCCTGTTGTACAAATGCAACAAGCGGAACTACAAGTTAAACAGCAAGAAGTCCAGCGTAAATCTCAGAAAGATCAAATGGATATGCAACTTAGGCAGGCAGAACTACAACGTAAATCTCAGAAAGATCAAGCTGACATTGCTATAGACCAACAGCAACTACAACTTGAAGCCCAAGAATTGCAGGTAGACACTGAGAAAACTGTGGCGAAGATGGCGGCGGACAGACGTAAAGATGCCAGAAAAACAGAAATAGACGTTATGAAAACTTCCGTAGAAACAGCAAACAAACGTAACAAGGAATAAATATGGCTACTACCGTCTTAGACGTGCTTAAAAAGAAAATCGAGGACGACATGTCCTCCGCGCAAGAATTTCTAGGTAATGGAGGAGCTAAAGACTTCGCCCAGTACAAAGAAATAACAGGAATGCTACGAGGTCTCACTTCCTGTTTGAATCATGTAAACGACCTCTCGCGTAATTATTTGGATGATGACAATGACTGATTTATCAATCGCAACAAAAGAAGCGGAAACCGAAGAAGAACTCGAACATCAAATCCCTGCTCCTGTGGGATACCGAGTCCTAGTAGCCATGCCGCAAGTAGATGATACCTACGGCGAAAGCGGCATTATTAAGTCTAGTAAGGAAATGCATAACGAATACATCATGTCTACCATCGGGCTTGTGCTCGACATGGGTAAGGAAGCGTATTCGGATAAAGAGCGGTTCCCTACGGGTGCTTGGTGTAAGGCTGGAGACTACGTTATGTTTCGTGCCAATACAGGCACACGTTTTAAAGTAGGTGGTGTTGAGTATCGTCTGATGAACGACGACTCAATTGAAGCAGTGGTAAGCGATCCTCGTGGCGTTACACGAGTGTGAGGAGTAAGTAATGGGATTTCAAAAAGTAGAGTACACTTTTCCTGATGATCAAGCTGATGAAGGCATAGAAGTAGAAGTAGAAAGTTCTAGCGCCCTAGCTATGGGAGAAAAAGAAACGCCAGTTAAACAAGAGCAAGATAACGAGGTTGAAGTTGAAGTTGTAGATGACACGCCTAAAGCGGATAGGGGGCGTAAAGCATCTAAACCCCCAGAAGACCTTACCGACGATGAGTTAGAAGATTACTCAGATAAGGTACGTAAGCGTATACAGCACTTCAGCAAAGGCTATCACGACGAACGACGGGCTAAAGAAGCATCTCAACGTGAACGTCAAGAGATGGAAGCCTACGCTAAAGCTCTTGTTGATGAGAATAACCAATTAAAAGGCAGTGTTGGTAAAAGCCAAGCAGCTTTGCTAGAACACGCTAAGAGAAGCGCTACCGGAGAAATGTTACTTGCAAAACGGGAGTATAAAAGCGCGTATGAAGATGGTAATGCCGATAAGCTACTAGATGCACAAGAAAGGTTAACCAATGCTAAGATAAAGGCGGATAAGTTAGAGAATATAGCGCCAGAGCCTTTACAAGAAGCTAAAGTTCCTGTACAAATACCACAAGAAGCTCCGACTCCGCCAGATGCCAAAGCGTCCGAATGGGCAAATGAAAATTCTTGGTTCGGTTCCGATGACGAGATGACAGCTTATGCTATGGGTGTACACAGTAAGCTAGTTAAGCAAGGTGTGGACACCACTAGCGATGAATACTACGAGGGCATTGATGCTCGTATGCGGAATACCTTCCCCGAAGAATTTGGGGAAATTGAAGAACCAGAGGTTAAGACAAGTAAGCGACAGTCAAATGTGGTTGCCCCCGCAACGCGGAGCACAGCACCCAAAAAGGTGCGATTAACGCAAACACAGGTAGCTATTGCTAAAAAACTTGGAGTACCTATTGAACTATACGCCCGAAAGGTTGCTGAAGAAGAGATGAGGAAAATATAATGGCTGATAACAGAATTAACCGTGAAAATACCACCCGTGAAAAAACGGCCCGTAAAGCAGCTTGGACTAAGCCGGAATTATTACCTTCCCCTAATCCTGAGCCGGGTTACGTATTTCGTTGGATTCGTGTAAGTACACAGGGTACTGTTGATGCTACCAATGTTTCTTCAAAGATACGCGAAGGCTGGGAGCCAGTAAAAGCGTCAGACCACCCAGAGATTACTCTTGTAACTATCGAGAACGAAAGGTTCAAAGATAACTTGATAATCGGTGGACTAATGCTATGCAAGGCTCCAGAAGAACTAGCTCAAGAGCGCAATACTTATTACTCTGACCAGAGTAAAGCGCAAATGCAGTCAGTTGATAACAGCCTAATGCGGGAAAATGATCCACGTATGCCGCTATTTAATGAGCGGAAATCGAAAGTTACCTTTGGTAAGGGAACTTAAACTAAATTTTTTATAGGTAAAATAAAATGGCAACTACAGCCGCTCCTTACGGGTTTGTTCCCGTACGTAAAGCTGACGGTACCCCTTATACGGGTGCTCGTGACGCTTTTCTTATTACTCCTGCTGGCGTAGCTCAAAATATTGGCTACGGTTCTCTTGTAGAGATCAATGCAGGTTATGTTCAACTAGCTTCTGGCACTGGCGCAGACGCAACTAATAACAACCTTGGTGGTAACGCTATCGGCGCACTAGGCGTGTTTGTTGGTTGTGAATACATCAATGCTGAAGGTCAATTGATATTTGCTCAGTTTTACCCTTCAGGCACTGCTAACGCTACTGCTTATGTTATAGTCGATCCGGGCGTAACTTTCCAAGTACAAGCTGACGCTGCTATTGCTCAGACTGCTCTTGGTCACAATGCTCCTTTGACTGGCGCACAGAATGCTTTAACTTCTGTAAACACTACTACTGGTAAGTCTAATATTGCACTCGACGCTACTACTGCGACTGCATCTAGAGCTTTCAAAGTAATCGGTTTTGTAACTAAAACTGGTTCTACCATTGGCGACGCTAGGACTGATGTCTTGGTTAAATTTAACCTACCGTACCACCAGTTTGGTACCGGCATCGTAGGAGAATAACTAGATGGCTATTTCAAGAAGTCAATTACTAAAAGAGCTACTCCCCGGACTAAACGCATTGTTTGGCCTAGAGTACGCGAAATACGGCGAAGAGCATAAAGAGATTTTCGAGACTGAAACCTCTGATCGTTCTTTTGAAGAAGAAACTAAGCTATCTGGTTTTGGTTCAGCTCCAACAAAATCAGAAGGTTCTGCAATTGAGTATGATAATGCTCAAGAAGCATGGACTGCACGCTACACTCACGAAACTGTTGCAATGGGTTTCTCAATCACTGAAGAAGCGATTGAAGATAACTTGTATGACTCTTTGTCATCTCGTTACACCAAAGCACTAGCTCGTGGAATGGCGTACACTAAGCAAGTTAAAGGCGCTGATATTCTTAACAACGCTTTTGCTGCTGCTAGTACTTATGGCGACGGACAAGTACTTTGTTCTACTGCTCACCCACTGGTTAACGGCGGTGTTAACTCTAACCGTCCTGCGGTTGCAGCCGACCTTAACGAAACTTCTTTGGAAGCAGCTATCATTCAGATTGCTGGCTACACCGATGAGCGTGGTCTTTTGATCGCGGCCAAGCCTAAGAAGCTAGTTATCCCACCTTCCTTACAGTTTGTTGCAACTCGTTTGCTTGAGACTGAAGGCCGCGTAGGAACTGCGGACAACGACATTAACGCTATTATGAGCAATGGTGCCGTTCCACAGGGTTATGCAATTAACCATTACCTGACTGATACTGATGCATGGTTTATGATGACTGACGTACCTAATGGTTTGAAGCACTTCGTTCGTAGCCCAATGGCTACTTCTATGGACGCGGACTTCGACACTGGTAACAGCCGTTATAAGGCTCGTGAGCGTTACTCGTTCGGTGTATCTGATCCACTAGGTATCTACGGTTCGCCCGGCGCTTAATCGCGTAGTAACACGCTGTACTAAGGGGGCTTCGGCCCCCTTTTTTATTGTTGACTTAAAGCCACACACTGTGATATGTTTGCCTGTATCGGGAAACAATCCGGTGAATCTGACAGACCCGACTGACGACATGTAGACAGATTCTCCTCAACTCACATGTGAGAATTCTATAATGGCTAATACCACTTTTTCCGGCCCTATCCGCGCCGGTAACATCCGAAACACTATAGGCACAACTGTAGGCACTGACGTTGCTAACGTAGGCTATGTAGTTACGTGCCAAGATGCATTGCAAACCCTTGCGGGTGGCGCAGTTGCCGCCGTTGCAACAAACATAGTAATCCCCGCAAATTCCAAAATTGTTAACATTATTGTTGACATGGTTAGTGCCGCAAACACAACAACAAACATTAGTGTTGGTCAGGTTGGTGGTGGAGCTAGTACGTTTATAAACACATTGGCATCAGGCACTACTGTTGGTATTAAGCCACTTGGTGTTTCTGGCGGTGGAACCTTAGCGTGGGGCAACACGGGCACTTCAGACTTACGTCTTAATATAACGGGTTCAGCGGCTACTAACGCAGGGTCTGTCCGTATAACCGTAATGTATGCACAGGCGTTTAACACTACAATTCAACCGTAAGGAGTAGATTATGTCTTTTTCTTCTGACATTCAATCGACATTTATTTCTGCGGCAGTAGCGAGTGCAACGGCTATATCCCTTGCTGCGGGGGTAGGCAACAATGCTGCCCTCTCAATTGTTGGGGGGAGTCCTTTTACACTTGACGCTGCTAGAAAGATTACTATCACTTGCGTTGGGGATGATGACGCTATTTCCTTTACTATTGTTGGGCTAGACCAGCTAGGAAATGCGGCTACAGAAAGTCTCACAGGTACTGATGGTGGTGTATCTACTAGTGTTGGGTACTGGACTTCTATTACCTCTATTACAGCAGTGGGCGATCCCGCGAATAATGTAAGTGCAGGTACTTCTAACAGCGTAGTAGCCCCCATATTTGGTGGTAGATTACGATTACAGGGTTTGTATGCTGTTAATACAGGTACAGCAGGCACTATTACATTTAGGGAGACTAGTCCTACAGGAACTATTCGTATGCAATTTGCTACGGTAGGCTCTGCTACTAGTTCTGAATACCCTGACATACCTGACGATGGAATACTGTTTAAAGATGGGGGGTATGTAGATTATTCTCCTGTAAACATGTCTTCTATAACTTTATTCTATGCGTAAGTACTACAAAAAAGGGGGTTCAGTTGACAAGAAGAGTATGTCTTGCAACTCCCCCAAGCGTACGCCTTCTCACCCTAAGAAGTCTCACGTAGTTAAATCGTGTGAGAATGGTAAAGAGAAGGTAATACGTTTTGGTGAACAGGGCGCTAGCACTGCGGGTAAACCTAAGAAAGGCGAGTCTGCTAAAATGAAGTCTAAGCGCAAATCTTTTAAATCTAGGCACGGTAAGAACATTGCTAAGGGTAAATCCTCCGCAGCTTATTGGGCCGATAAAGTTAAATGGTGATATAAATGGATAATGTACCAATGGTTCCCTCTAAAAAAGAGTTTGATGCGCTGACTCCAGAGCAGCAAGAAGCTCGTAAGCGAGAAGCTGCGATATTTAATATGATGACTCCAGCGCAGCAAAAAGCAGCTATGGATAAGAAGAAGAAGGAAAAGGCCACGCCGCCTGTTAAGAAGATGATGAGCGGCGGAATGACCAAGAAAAAACCTGTTAAGAAGATGATGGGTGGCGGAATGGCTAAAGCGTATAAGGAAGGCAAGACGGTTCGTGGCTCAGGTATGGCTAAGAAAGGCGTACGTGCTTGTAAGATGCGTTAATGAGACGTTACTACAATAAAAGCGGCTGTGGCTGTGGGTATAAGGAAGGCGGTACAGTAAAAGACGCTTGCTATACTAAGGTCAAGAAGCAATATAAGGTGTTCCCGTCAGCGTATGCGTCGGGAGCTATTGCTAAGTGCCGGAAGAAGAAGGCTGGTAAGTAGTGCGTGCATACTATAAGTCTGGCGGTAAGATACGCAAGACAGAAAAAGGTGCATCTTTAAAGCGTTGGTTTAAAGAAGACTGGAAAGATGTCAGCACTGGCAAGTCTTGTGGCAGAAAGAAAGGCGACAAACGAGGAACACCTTATTGCCGTCCTTCTAAGAGAGTATCTGAAAAGACTCCTAAGACCTCTGGCGAGATGTCTAGCGCCGAGAAAGCAAAGAAAGTAGCAGAGAAGAAAAGACTAGGGCAACCAGCAGGTAAGCCTAAACGCGTAACAGCTACCAAGAGATAAGGACACAAAGTATGAAAGGTGTAAAACACTATAAAAGAGACGGTACTGAGCACA